CAACCTCAATACTTTTTACCCTAAAAAGAACCTATTGACCTCATATTTTAAGGGTTTTACGGTGTTTTGAGCTGTGTTCCAGTTTATTATCTAACTGCTTGAAATTCCTGTGTATATTCGCTATCACTGACAAGGTATAAACAATATCATTTACATTATGCTTTGTCATATAATAATCTTTAAGTGTTAGCTGTGTTCTTAATAAATATAATCTTATCTTGTGAATAGTCAGCCCTATATCTATCGGCTCTTTATCTTTATTCTCTTCGTTGTCTATGAAGCAAGCAAGCCTAACACCTTTTATTAATTGAGTCTTGTATTGGTTGTTCTTAAACTTTATATCTGTGTAAGAATATTCTGTAAAGATAAAGTGATAATTAAGATAATTAAAAGGCTTATCTATTCCTATTTCTTTATAGATAATATTAATATCCTTTTCTAACTCTATCATCTCTATCTTATTCATTGGCTCATTATAATAATGTAAATTAGAAAAATCAAAACCCCCAATCGGGGGCTTATCTTATATATACATTGCTGTCATTAGTCCAAATACTATTCCAATACAGCCTATTAATATCAAATCTTTATACATTTCTTTTCTCCTTCGTTAGTGTTTAGTTTATTAATTATTTCATTATTAAGTTTATATATCTCAATTCCTTTTTCATCAATAAAATAATATCTATATTCTTTTTTAACTGTCCCATCAGCATTTTTAGTTTTAACAGTTATCTCTTCTATACATTTAAGATTATATTTTTTATAGTTATCATATTCTTCCTTAGATATAGATATTGGATTTTCCATCCTAAGTTTAACAAATTTAATTAATTCTTTATATGTGCCTTCATCAATATTTAAATCTTTATACATTTATCTTCTCCTTTATTAATGTTTAGTTTATCGTTTAGTTCGTGGTAGAGTTTTAGCTTCTCGTTATAATCTCTAACCGCTCTAAAGAATTCATTTCTTGATAAGCTATCTGTTCTATTATTGCCCATCTTCCAATAAGTAATATATATGCCATTATCCCATTGAATCCAATACTCTTCGTTATTAATAAATAATACTGCTGTGTTGTAATGGTTCTCTAATATACCATCACTATAAACAAAAGGATATTTTTTCTTTAATCTATAATTAAAAGAATTTATCTCTCGCTCGTAATCTTTAATTTTCATATTGCCCCCATATTGTTTTATTAAAATATAGGGACAAATTATCAATTGTCAAGTTCTTCTTCTAACTCTTCAACTTCTTTCTTTGGAACATATCGCTTATGGAAATATACTTTAGTCTTTGTATCTATCTTATCCATTAGTGTTTGAATATCTAAATCATAAGTATTGGGATGATGTTCAGCAATATCAATCATATCGCAAGTAACATAATAGGCTATTAAGTGAGGTTTGTATTTCTTATTGAGCATTCCAGTCTTTGGATCTAAATACTCTTTTACAGCATCATCTACTGCTTCGTTGAAACTCTTATTAAAATGTTTCTGTGCCAACTCTTCTAAATTATAATCTTCCATTGTTAAAACTCCTTATTAAGTAAATTAAACTCCTCTCTTGATAAGGTTAGGCAATCTTCTGATCCGTTTTCAAATCTGTTAATATATAAAACATTAGCAGTTGGGTTATTCTCAAAAACCAGATTGATTGCTTTTCTATAAATGATAAAGTCAATAATTTTTATAATATTAGGGTTAGCAGGAATAACCTCATCTAACTCCGTATAAAATAAAATGATTTTATTATTTATATTACCAAAACCAATAAAGGAATCGTGTGGGGTTAGAGTAAACAATAGATCGGAATATTTGTCAAGCATTATTTTTTCACATGGCTGAATTTTCTAATTGCCAGTCTCTGGTTATTGGTTTCTTCTCTGTTAAACTTGATATTTGAGTTTAGTGAGTTCTTTGACTTCTTTCTTTTATCTTCGTATTGCTTTTGTTCTTTTTCTTTTTTGTAAGCTTTAAATATATCGTTTAAATTAAAATCAGTCATAGTTTTTCCTTTTTTAAGTATTTTAATAATAAAAACTTGATATTGCAAACTAAATGTATTACAATTTAGGGAAATGAAAAAGGGAATAGTATGGCCGAGACTAAAAGATATAATGTAAGAAGAAAAGATAAAACAGTAGAGTTCCGTATGCCTATGGAAGACTACAAGAAATTTGAAGAAGAAGTAAAGAATAGAAAAGATAAAAACATATCAGCAACCCTAAGGATGCTGGTAGAAAAATATATGGCTAAAGAGATAGCTTAAGGGTTAGCCACTTCCTTTTTTTCAGCTTCAGTTAATGGGAAATCTTCTGGTTTCCCTTCTTTTCCATCATAAATAACATTACCATTTGGCAATATAGTTTCTAATTTTCCACTAAATTTAATAATTTCTTGTTCCATTTTAAGCAATCCTATAAGTTACAAATACATTTGGGTTAGCCTTAACAGTCATAAACCTTGCTGAGCTATTTGGCTGAACTACCATATTGCCAACAACAGTATGATCCGTATTAGCCAAAACTGTAACAGTAAAAGTAGCTGGTGCTAAATTAATATAACTCCATTCAAAACCCATAGAAGCCTGTAAGTCTTGAACAGCAGCATCCATGTTTGTTCCTGTTGGTAATGTTAAGTTTATATTAGCCGTTGGTGTGCCTGTTCTAATACCTTGAATCAAAGTCAATGCTGTAGGTGTAGCAGATATATTAGAGTTGGTAGATAATATATTCTTATAGTAAGTAACATTAGTTCTTATATCACCAGCATAATAATTGGGGGCTGTTCCTGCGGCATAATAGTTCCATCTTCTTGTAGCACTTGAGATATTAGAATAGAAACCGTAATTATAGACTCCAGATGTTAAAGCAGCACCAGCATAAAAGCCTATCATATTGGTTACTGTTTGATTAGAACCAGGGGTAAACTGTTGTGCTCTATAATGGCTCACATTATCAGTAGTGTAAGGAGTAGCACTTGCTTGACCTGAAAAAGCCGTTCTAAAACCCTCTATATTAAAAGTAGCCTCTTTGGGTGCTATATGAGATAATTTATATTGATAATGTTCATTAGTGGTTGTAGTTTTTTGACCTGATGTATTAATAGAAGCATCAACTGCTTGACTAAAACCATCAACATTATTGATATTTAAATTCTTATTCTTCCATAATCCAGTTGATAACTCATAGACCAAAGGCTGACCATCCAATAAAGAAGTCAACAAAACATCGTGTAATTCTTCTAATTCATAACCATTGGCAACATGAACAAATATCATTCCATCTGCTAAACCCTTTTTAACAACCCAACCAATAAGAACAGAGTGATTAGGTGCTGTAGGTCTAACATTAGTAAAAGCCCCTGCTGTGGTAGCAGATAACCATAAAGCATCACCTTCATTAAAAGCATTGGTATTTAATCCTCTTACTAAGCCAGAAGTAGTTATGAAACCATATCCGTTAATACCAAGAGCCTCAGTAGCAACACCAAAAGTTTTAGAGCTTGTTGGTTCTGTATTAGCGATAGCTTTAGCAATTGTTAATCTGTCAGCACTCGCTCCTGTGATATAAACAACATTACCATCAACAATAGCAGAGCCAGAATTATTATAAGCATATTGAACCTGTTCTTGCCCTAATTGTAAAATAACATTACCACCTTTTAGACCTAAATTCAAAGTTCCGTCTGTATCGTTCCATCTTAATCTCGCAACTTGGTCAGTTGCTCCTGTTGCTGTATTAAAATCAAGATTATCTAAAACTTTTAAACTTAAAACTCCACCAGCATCAATCGTTAATGTTTGTTCGTCAACTTTTACACCACCCAAAGTAGTATCTGTTGCTATTGGTAAAACATAAATTAAATTAGCAGGAGTTCCAACAGCATATAAAGGCATAACTCTTATATCTTCAATAGAAGTAATAAAGCCAGCATCAGTAATTACTTTAGCAATAGGGAAACAACCATTAGGGACAGGTAAAGAACTTACAAGCATAGCCTCAGTTACTAAATCAAAATAAACATAATTAATATCATTATCATTTAAAAGAACAGAGCCATCTGGTAAATCATTTTGTTCGCCTGTGGCTGTTTGATACTTGCCACCATAATAATTAAAATATAATCCACTGTGATTGCCTCTATTAGCGAAAGTTCCTGCTAAAGCAACAGCATAAAAATTTTCATTTATTGTAACTTCTTTTTGAAGTTGATTCATGTATACTTGCTGTAATGTTGTCATCTTTTTACCTTAAAATTTTAAATACATTTTATATTAAAAAATAAAAATTGTAAATTGAAAATAAAAAGGGCAACCCTTTTGAGGTTGCCCTTTAGTTAATCAATAAAGATTATTTATTGAAGTATGTGGCTTGAACTTCGTCACCAGCAGCTAATTCAAAGCTGAAAGTTAAAGTAGAACCAGCCAATGTAAAGTCAGATCCCATTAGATACTGAACACCGTTTACCATCACCATAGCGATGAAAACAGAGGCAACAGGCTCAGTTAATGAGAACACTGTTTGACCAGCAGTAGCAACAAAAGATTGTTGAACGATACCAGACTTCTTCATGTAGTTGGTTTCAATATCGGCTTCAACGGCTTCAACAGAAGCAACGATAGCAGCTTCAGCGGCAAGAGCACGAGTCTCTTCGGCAGCGATAGCGGCAGCATTTGTAGCATCACCAGCAGTTCTGTCAGCAACTTCTTGAGCTAAAGCATCTTCAAGAGCAGCAACAGCAACAGAACCAGTGTTGTTAACCATATTGATAGCATCAACAAGGTTAGCAGGGCTTAATGGATCGCCGTTATTGTCTTGTAAATTTAAGTTGGCTAAATCGCCTTCAACACCAGTAGCACGAGCAACTTCAGCAGCTAAACCAGCCTCTAAAGAATCAATATCGGCTTCAGCAGTTGTAACTCTTGCTGTTAAGGCAGTAAGATCAGCACCAGTGCCAGATTCCAAAGCATCAATTTGAGCTTGTAAAGCAGCATCACCAGCAACACGGTTAGCGATTTCGCTGTTTATGTTGGAGTTGATTGTTGGCAACTGATTAGCAACACCGTCAATTTGACCTTGTAAATATGTATCAGCAGATGCACGAGCAGTTTCTTCAGCAGTAACAGAAGCCTCAATAGCATCCATACGGCTATCGTAAGCACCGTCAGTAGCTTCTAAAGCTGTAACTCTTGTGTCTAAAGCACTGTCAGCGGCAGCACGAGCAGCGGCTTCGGCAGCATCGGCAGCTTCTAAACCATCAACGGCAGTAGAGAAAGTTCCCTCTAAGGCTGTGATAGCAGCTTGACGATCTGAAACTTCAGTAGCCAAGTCAGCAGCGATAGCTTGTTCAGCGGCAGTTGCTCTTGTTTCTTCAGCACTGATAGCGGCAGCATTAGCGGCATCGCCAGCAATACGGGCAGCAGATTCAGTAGAATCAGCAGCAACCAATGAAGCAACATCATTATCTAAACCATCTAAACGGTTCTCAGCATCAAGCATTCTTGTTTTAAGAGCTGAAACTTCAGCAACAACAAGAGTATTTAATTGAGATAGATCGCCATCCCATTTTGTTTCCACAGCATCAACGATAGCATCAACTTCGGCTTTAGTGTATCTATTACCTAATTGTGTCTCTAAATCTTTGATTTGTGATATTGTAAGTTTTTGTCTCATTTTTTCCCCTTATAAAAAGACTTATTAAATTCAACTATTCATTATATAAAAAAGTGGCAATAAGTCAAAAGTTAAAAAACTTCTAAAATATTAATAATGGCAGTAGCCCTTATAGAACCACCTCTTTGATAAATAGTCTTAATCTCCAATGTGCTATTAGTTTTATTAACAGATAATTGAAGATCGTATCCATTATAGTTGGCATTTTCATTTTTGCCAATCAGTACAATTTGTGGAGTCCCTATAAATTGAAGGGTTTCAACAGAACTAAAGCGATTAACACAGCCAGTAATTTTAAAACTTGCTATGCTTGTATTGTCTAAATCTTTTATAACAACCATGCCACTAAAACTTGTTGTTTCATTTTCACTGATTAATAAAGCTATAGTTCCAGTATTGGCATTGTTTGGTGTGTTATTGATTGCTGTGAATTTTTTATCGTAAGTATTAAGAGAAGAAAGGGGGATTGAATAAGTAGCAATTATAATATCATCTTGAGTTAATGGAAAATTAAACTGTAAAATATTTTCTACAATAACAAAATCTAAATTCTTTTTTTGCTGTATACCGTTAATTGTTATGATTGTTACTTGGCTTGGCTCTTGGGATAAAACAAAATCTGTTTGTCCTTCTTGGGCTACAAAGTCATCTTGAACAGCAACTGGAACAGATGGATCTTGTTCGTGAATAACACCAGCATTTTGGATTCTACCATTGCTATAACTAACTAAAAGCTCGTTAGCAGGTGTAACTTGTAATGAGGTAATACTAACACCAGGATCACCTTTTAAGGCAACATTTCTAAAGCCTACCTCTGTTTTTTTATTATTAAATATGAGAGCCATTAAAACTCTCCTTATTCTTTAATAAAAATGTTTAAAATATTTAGCTTATCTTGATAAACGGTTATTCTATCTGGGTCTTTTGTTAGTTGAACTTCAATATTGTAAAGCCCAGGGGGTAAATCTGTATCATCTTTAGTTAGTTCAAGAACGAAAGAACCATCAGTTCCATCATTGATAATATAGCTTTTATTAATAACAGCATAGGTATCAACATTGCTAACATCATTTTCTCTTTTAACGATAATCTTTACCTCAAAATTGGTAAGGTCAACAATTTGACCAGTGTTGACATCTTGATAGGTAACTTGCTTTAAATAATTATTTTTTTTGTAAATTTCAATCATAACTTTTTGCCCATTAACTTTTAACAAAAATCATTATACAAGTTTAATTTAAAATTATCAATACAAATTAAAAAATCCTAATCCTCTATTTTTGATTTTTAGCTATAGGAAACAAAAAAATGATTTTTAACCAGTAAACATGGGCTTTTCCTATTTTCCTATTTTCCTATCTTTTTATAAAATAAAATAAATATATAATATATATATATAAAGGGTTTGAACTAAATGTAGAACAAAATAGAATAGAACAAAAAAATAATTGTCCGGTTAATTGTTGACAAAAAAAGCTTTTTAATATAAACTTCCAGCACTATTAGGAGTTTAGAAGGATGAAAAGTTTAGACGATATTAAATATATCAACAGCGAAGAAGAGTTTGATCAAGCATTAGAATTAATGCAACAAAGTAATTTTTTAATTAATTTAGAAGGAAAAGCTTTCGTTTTAGTTGTTGAAAATAATGGTAAAATTATTTTGACAGAGCCTCAAAGTTTTAAATTGCTTTATAAATATTTAAAATATACAACCCCAATAATTAATACAACAAGATTTCTTACAAAATATGTTTCTTATGAATTTCTTGAGTCTCCAAAAACAAAAAGATTAAATGAATTAGTTTTTGATCCAAAACTTCCCCCTGGTGTAAATGGTAATAAATATAATATGTGGTCTGGTTTTAAATATAAACCAAAATGGGGAGAAACAAATCTATTTCATTATCTTATTGATGTTAATTGTAATGGGGATGCAGAGGCAGCAGAATACTTTTTAAAATACTGTGCTTTAGCTGTTCAAAAACCTTGGGTAAACCCAAGAACTGCTATTGCTATTATTGGAGATCAAGGTTCAGGAAAGGGAACTTTAATAAACGATACAATACTTAAATTAACTGAAAACTCTGTATCACTAAAAGACTTAAAGCCAATAACTGGAGAATTTAATAATATTCTAAAAGATGCTTTTTTTGTTTGTTTAGATGAGTGTTCTTTTGGTGGAGATATAAAAGAAGCTAATTTACTTAAAACTTTTATAAGTGAAGATAGAAGATTAATTAATGAAAAATATAAAGGTTTATACACTGTAGACTCTTACACAAAAACATTTATATTATCTAACAACGATTATATTGTTAATGTTGAAGAAACTGATCGTAGATATGTAGTTTTAAGAGCTAACAATAAATTAAGAGGTAAATTTAAATGGTTTGCCAATTATCAAAAATGGCTCAATAATGGTGGATATGAAGCAATTATGAATTATCTTCTTTATCAAGTTGATATAACTGATTTTAATCCATTAGATATACCAAAAACAGAAGAAAAAGTAGAACTTCAGCTAAGGTCAGCAGATTTACCAACAAAATTTATTCGTGAATTATTAGAGGGCATGATTAATTTTAGTGATGATATGTATAAAAACAATAGATTATATAAAAAACCTTTATATGAAATATTTGTAGATTATTGTAAAAGGTATCATCCAAAAGCATATATACCTTCAATACACGATTTAAATAAAGTTATGACTAAAGCTTTTCAATATGATAATGATAGACCAGGTTGGAGACAATCATGGAAAGATAGGGAAGGTTATTATTATTTAATGCCAAGTATTGAGGATTATCAAGAAAAGTTTGCTAAAAATATTGTTGGTGTAGATGACTATAAAAAAATATTTACTAACCAAAAAAAGGAAATTAAAGTAGTTGAACAAGAACAAGTTGAAGAAGTTATTGAAGATATTTTTTATAAAGATAAAAAGGCAAATTAATGTATTTTGAAGATACTATACATGAAAAAAAATATCTCAAAGAAGATATTGAATATTGTCTTAATACAATTAAAAAATATGGAACAAGAACATTAGCTCAAGATAAATTTGTTTTTGATAAATATTATTTAAGATTAAGAGATGATGCTATTGAAGTTTTTTATAAAGATGATAATTTACCTTTAGCTGACAGTATTCAAAGACAAAAAATAATATGGTTTTATAATGTAGAAAAAAAACCTACTAATATAAATTTCTTTTTAAGTAATCCAGATTTAGCTGATAATATGGTTAGATTTTTTAATTCAATTAAACTTGAAAAAAAATTAGACAAATTATTAAATAGTAACAAAGAATTCAAAAAAACTTTAAAAGTTTGACTTTTGATTTTCAATCTTTATAAGTAATTTATAACTTATTAAGGAGATTGTTATGAAAAATATATGTGGTAATTGTGGGAGTTTAGATACTGACAAAAATAAAACAGAAGGAAGTAATAGAGGAGATTGGTTTTTAATTATCTGTTTATTAGTTTTTGCTTCTTGGTTTTTTATTCATCCATTCTTTGCTATTTTTATTTTTATTGTTGGAATAGTGATTGTGGCTTTATTGAAACCAAGAAGAAGTTTTGTTAAATGTTCTTGCTGTAATGCTGAAAATTCTTTTATTGGAATTGATACACCAAAAGGAAAAGAATTAATAGATAAATATCATAAAGATATAGAAAAAAAAGAAATACCAACAGTAATAAAAAAACAAACTTGGCATGGTTTATGGTAAATTAAAAAACCCCCGTTTGGGGGTTTAGTTTTATTTATAGTTGACTTTTTATTTTCAATCCCTATAAGATAAATAAACTATTAGGAGATTATTATGTTAGATATTAGTTTAATTAAAAAAACTTTTTTTGAAAATGGAGATGTTATTTTTGAGTCAAATAAACAAAAGATTTATCAAATTGAAAACTTGTTTTTAAAAGAATTAAAAGATAAAAAATATTTTGAGGTTTATAAAAATTTAGAATTATTATTTATTATTATTGATAAAGAGCAAACTGTTTATGCTAATGAATCAATCTTAGATAATTTTTTTAATATTCTAAAAAATAAACAACAACAAAAAATGTTTAAAGATAACATGAAAAAATGGAGAAAAGAAGGTATAAAAAATGATTTTATGAATGAAAGAGAAAAAGAATTGTTATTAAAAATGAGAGAAATTTTAAAAGCAAAAAATCAAAAAACTAAAATTATAAAAGAATTAGACTTAATTATGAGAACTATTTTTAATAAAAGAATGATTAAAGAAATTGAATTAAATGAAGCTGAAGCTAAAAGAAAAAAAGATGCTCAAAAAACATTTAGGGATATAGAAAGAATGGTTGGATCTCAATCTTCTAAATATCCAAACGATACCAACATAGAAAATAAAGACCCTGAAGAAATTATGGATATATTAAACGAACTTGATCATATGTTTGAAAATAGTGAAGAGAATGAAAATTAAAAAAACCCCCGTTTGGGGGTTTAATTTTTAGATAGTATTATCTTGATTGTTTTGATTTTTGAGCCTCTTTTCTTCTTCCTTAATTTGCTCTCCAAGTTGTTGAATCATTAAATTAATTTTGGCCTTTTCTTCTTCGCTAACATCTGGGTCAGTCAATTTATTTTGTAATAAACCTAATTCCATTTTCATAGAATCTAAACTTGTATGATCTGGAAGTTTAACATTAAAAGTTTTTTCATGTTTAGTTATATCGTGATTAAAAATATCAGCAATAAGAGTAATGTTTTCTTTATCTCCTTTTGTTTTTTCAATATTAATTTTATAAATAACACCATTAACATTATTTAGATTATTAAAGAAATATTTATCAATATTTTTACTTTCTTTATAAATATCTTCTCTATTAAAATTAGGTTTCCATTGACGAGTTTTTCCATCATAGTCAACAAGATTTTTTGATTTAATAACCTTTAAAAGTTTATCAGCTTTTATGCCAGTATATTGTTCTTGCTCATATAGTTTTGCTTCTAAATGAGACATATTTACAGCACCCTTTTTAGTAGCTTGAATGATATAAAACTTTTCTGGATTAATGTAATTTCTTTTTATGAATTTAGTCATATTAACTTCATCAACATTCATTTTGATTGATTCAATATAATTTTGAGTAAGTCCAACTTTTTCAGCATCCTTTTGCCATTCTTTAAATAACTCAAAGCTGTCCCATTCTTGTTTTCTTTCCCTGGTGCTTAGTGATATAAGTTTTTTAATTTTATAAGAACTGTTATCGCCAGCAAGATGATTAATCTTGTTTGCTCTTCTGCTAAACATTTCTCTTTGTTCTTTAGTAATACCAACCACAGAAAAAGAATTAACATATTCTCCTTTTTTGCTATCTTCATTCTCTAAAAACTCTTTTGAAAATTCAGTGGTAAATCCTAATTTTTCTCTCAAGCCGTTAGCTAATTCTTTTCTAAAAAATGCTCCAATTTTCTTTTGTTCATCTGTTAATAATTTAGTATCAACAGCAATCCATTTTCCATTATCGTCCAATGCTTTTTTCATAATAAGTATATGAGTATGAAGTTGAGGGTCGGGTCTTTCTCCATCAACTGGTCTTGAAGTATTATGGTCGTAAGCTAACATTACTGGCTTAACTGATATTTGTTTTCTTGCTAATTTAGAACCTCTTATTTTTTCTTTAATTTCAGTATCTAACTTAATAGGATTTTTTGTTTCATCAACAGGAATACCATTAAAAACATTTTCAAAAGATTGTTTGATAGCGTTAGGAATAGTTTCTTGTTTTCCATCCCAAATTCTTGAAAAATGATTATAGACATCTTTCATATCTTGCTTATCAATTCTTTTAGAATTAATTAATGTTTCTTCAATTTTTTTAGAAGTATTTATAATAGCTTCTTTATATATTTGATCATAAATATTTTTGTTTTGCTTATCAAATATTGATAATAAAGTAAAATCTTTTGGAGCAGAAAGACAAGCATCAGTTCCAAGATTTTTTTCTGGATCTTTAAAGTATCTTTCTCTAATAGTTTTCTTTTCTTTATCTGTTAATTTATGTTTAGTTTTTTCATCAGTAATAACAAAATTTTGGTCTAAAAGTTTTTTAGATTTATTAATAGCTGAGTTTAAATAAATATAATTTCCATTCCAATTAATCTCTAAATAATTAAATATTTTTTGGATATCTTTTTCATCATATTGTCTTTTAACTAAATACTTTTCTTTGATATTTAATTTATCTTCTTTTGATAATTTAATTTTAATTTCTTTAGCATCAATTGGAGCATTTTCTTCAAAATCTTTTTTAGATTTAATAAGAGCATCTTTTAATTTTTCTTTATCTCCATCCCAATTAATTTCTAAATATTCAAAGATTTTTTTAATATCTTTTTCTTTTAATTTTTTATTTTCAGTTACTTCAAAAAGTTTCTTATTGGTAATAGGATGATAACCTTTAGATAATCTCTCCAATCCATTTTCTGGAATATCAGTTTTACTTTCGTATCTTCCAGTCATTAGCTGTAATGATTCGTCCATAGAACCACTTCCTAAAAAGTATGTATTAACAGAATCTTCCTTATGATATTCTTTAGAATTTTCTTTTACCTTCTTGCCATCATTCTTATGATAATTGGCACTTCTTATTTTTGATATAGTTAGCATTTTCTTCTCCTTAGTGTATTTTGCTTTACCATTACCCAAGCAATTGGGTAGTAAGGTATGGGGGGGATTTTTCTTCCGTCCTTACAAATAATTAAAGCAAATCAAAAAAAGAAGTCAAATATTTTGCTATATTTTTTAATTGGTCTTTATAAACTCAATAAAATTAGGGGTCGTTTTTGGGTAGTATATTTATAGTTTTTGGGTAGTATGCAGTAAATGGGTAGTATATTTACACTTTTTTGATATTATATTGATTTTTTCAATAGTCAAATTGGTGTTATTTCAGCTATATATTAGGTAAAAATGTTACTCTTACAAAAAAAAGTGTACATAGTAACGGGGTAAGATTTATTGCCAATTTTCTAATTTACAATATAATCATTTTTATGTGGTTATATAATAAAGAAGAATTAAAAGACGAAAATATTCCAACGGATGCTATTGGTTTTATCTATTTGATTACCAATATGACTAATGGCAGGATGTATGTTGGAAAAAAACTTTTAACCAAAGCTGGAACAAAACAGGTCAATGGTAAGAAGAAAAAAATCAGGAAAGAAAGTGATTGGAGAGATTATTATTCATCAAGTCCTGAATTAAAAGCAGATGTAAGTTTACTGGGAAAAGACAAATTTAGAAGAGAGATTTTATACTTCTCTTTCTCGTTAGCTGTTCATAATTATCTTGAAGAAAAAGAACAATTTATGCGAGGAGTTTTAGAAAAAGACCTATACTATAACTCAAATATTAGAGCAAAAATATTCAAGAAAAACATTATTGGGAAGATTTAATAAAGTCTTTTTTGGCTTTATTTTGATTTTTACACAGCTCAAAAATCTTCTTATTTTCAACAAATTTATTTAATATTTCTTCAAAACTTCCATCTTTTGGAATCAAATAATCTTCACAATCAAGCATAATTTCTGGTGCTGGACTGACAGATTTTTGATAAATAATTGGAGATTTAGAAGCACAACCCGCAATAAAAAAAATGATAATGGCAATTAGAATTTTCATATTTTCATTATCCAATTTTCTAATTTACAATCTTTTTTAGATAACTTTCTTTCAAGTTTTCTTGCTTCCCATTTAGTTAAAATTATCTTTCTTACTTGTTTTTGAAAACTAATATCTTCACTATAAAATAAATCATAATATTGTGTATATCGTCTTTGGTCTTTTATCATTATGCTTATAAATTTATTTACATCTATCATTTTATTTTCTCAAATATTTTTGAAAATCAACCATTATATCTGTTTTACCTAAACACGGACTTTTTATAAAAGTTATTGTTGTAACTTCATTTTTTGGTAAACTATTTAATATCTCTTCGGTATATAAACTTAAATGATTACCAGTCCAAGGATAGATATTGTAAATAATTTTATTGAGTTTCAATTTTCTAATTGCCACTCTTCTTTGATGTGAGTTCATAATTTATTATCTCTCCAAACCTTAAAATATTTTAATTCTCTTGATCCCTTATTGCCTAAATAAACAGATTTTCCTTTGATTCTAAATTGTAATTTTGAACAATCTGCTGTCTGTTCTTTTATAATTTCCCCATCTTTTAAAATCATATATTTCCAAATTAAATTATTTCTAAAATATTCTTTGGCTTCTTTATAAGACATTTTTCCATCTTCTTTTTTACCAACCTCTTCAAATAAACCATCAATAACTTCTTGAATATTCCAGCTATATTCAATTTGATTTAATACTTTTTTAAATGGGTTGTATGTTTTCTTTTTCATAATTTGCTCCTTATTTGTATTGATAAATTGTAATGCAAATTAGAAAATTCGTCAATGTATCTCCCCCAATATTTCCACAAACTTTGTATAATCTTCATCAGTTAATTTACAATTTTTATACTCAATTTTAGTAACAATCTTTTCAACTTCTTTAATTTTATCTTTATAAATTGTTTTAATTTCAACATCTTTTTTGATAGATTTTTCAGCTAAATTATCAGTCAATTTTTTAATTTTAAGATTATTTTCTTCAATTATTTTTAATTGTTCTTGCTCCAATTTTAGATATTTTAGTTCAGCTTTATCATATCCTATTGAATAGATTTTATAAACTAAAAGACTGGCAATTAGAAAAATCAATATATATTTTAGATAATTATTTTTGATTAAAGTGAGTATAAAATTCATATTTTTAGTTTCCAATTTTCTAATTTACAATCAGGTAAAGTATACTCTAATTGTTCTTTTAAGTAAACTTTTCGCTCATTGTTAAGATGGGCTAAAAACTCTTGCTGTGGTATAATATCACTATCAGGAAACTCACAATTAAAACCATTTAAAACATTTTGATTTTTAAACTTATAGACATATTTAATATAGTGAATATCATAATCATAAACTACTTTATAAACTACAAAATCAAGATAAGTTTCATCAGTTAGGGCTACTGGATAACTTGTCTCAATAAAGTTTAAAACATCTTCAAGCAGTATACTGGCAATTAGAATTTTGCCATCATGTATCTGTTGGATAACTTCATTTCTGGTTAGCATATACTTCTTTAATATATAAATCTAACTCTTCTTTTGTTTTAATTTCTTCTGGAATAACTATACCTCTTTGAAGAAAAAAAGGCTTTACTTTTTCAATATCAAAGTCTGGTAATTCTCCAAATATTTGGCTTAAACTTACTTTTGCTCGCATTGATTAACTCCAAAATGTAAAAAAGAAAATTGGACTAAACAGAACAATAAACATTAAATAACTCATTTTTTTCTCCTTTTAATAGATTCAGTTGTAATAGTTCTCAACCAGAAATTTATCGCAGTTGTAATGATAACAATATACATATATTTATCTTGGCTTGTCTCTTTAATGAAATCATAATTAGCTTCTAATACAGTTAATATTGCTATAATAAAATTTATCCAGATTGTTTTTGATTTATACCATTTTTTCATTTATATTTACTCCTATCTATTTGGAAGTGAACACCATCTTTGAAAGTTTTCCAATCGCCACCCCATACTATATCATAACCTAAATCTTTGGCTGCTTGTTTGATAATATCAGCCAGTTTTTTATAATCTTTTAAGTTCCATGTTATCTTGCCATTTAAGAACAGGGCAACATCTATGGCATGACCAGTTATATGATAGCTGTCTAATGTTTGTGATTTCTTTTCGGCTAAAAGTTGTTTTTGTCTTTCTAATGTTCTTACTCCCTCTGTAACAACAAAATAAGACTCTTCATTATATTTGGTGTTAAATATCTCAACTGATTTTTCAACAATCTCAATCAATACATTATTAACACCTTTTAGATTATTCTTGCTTCTTTGATTCAGTTCCATTTTTCTTCTCTATTTCAAATTCAATTCTTGCTTTACTTATATCTAAATATTCCTGTGATAAGTCTATTCCAATATAATCAAAACCCTCTCTCGCACAAGCCTTTCCTGTTGAACCACTACCATTGAAAGGGTCAAGGACTGTTCCATTTGGTGGTGTGACTAATCTAACAAGATATGCCATAAGGTCTGTTGGTTTTACAGTTGGATGATTATTTTGATTTTTTGCGGGAAGTATCCAAGTGTTATCTTCACAATCGCAAGGGGTTAATTGTGAAGTGCCACATTTATCGCAAACTCTACCCAAGCCGTTTCCTTTATCGCTACTGATTGCCTTTAATTCAAAACTATCTAAACCCTCATTTCTATCTTTCTTACTTGCTTTGGCACAATAAAAATATCTGCTTGCTGAACCACTATCATCAAAGCCTGTTCTTTGTATTTCTTTGAGTCCTAATTCAATAGTATTATCATCTGGAAATTTACCACCCCTTTTGTTTTTTTCTGTTGGTGTTGTTGATTTAGTATTAGGGAAAACTGACTCAACCTCTTCACTTCCATCGTGAATTATATTAGCCGGGAATCTCCCTTGTGTTGGATTAAATTCAGTTCTTTTTGATATTGAACCATAATTATGTTCAATAGTATTTTCATATTTTTCTTTATCTGCTCTTCTTTTTGGAATATCTTCACTACTTCCAACCCTACATCCATCTATATTTAATGCACCAACACCCCACTTCAAAACATTTTCAGCAACAGTTTTTTCACTCATTGGCTTTCTTGCTAATACCATAGGCTCATGGGCTGGTTTGAGAGCTGTTCCAAAACCTTGCCATTGTTTTGCTTGTGGTGTTGATGGTGCTGTGATGTCAACCTCTATTGCTTTTGAACTTCCAATAGTATGTCTATCTTTTTCTTCTTTGTTTGCAATTCCTGTTGTTTTTTTACCAATAACTTCTCTTTCGGCCTCAACTCTATTAACAATTTCATTTATATAATCAGGTATTTCTACTTTAATATGTAGCTTAATTAATTCCCACAACTCTAATGTTGGAACTGCTGGCTGTTCTTTTGCTGTTAAATAATGAGAACCCATAAATGTATTAGTGATTTTATTTAATTCACTTGCTTTCAATCCTGTCGTTCTCATCCACTCAGTAAATTTTTCTTTATCTCCAACTCTTCCGTTTGTTTTATCAATCGCTTTACTAACATCTAATGATTTTGGAAATCCTGAACCATACATCCATAATACTTGGTCACGAATTTCAAACCCAGCATCTTCAATAGCCACTGCCATTCTATGATAAGTTCTTGAACCACTAAAGGCAATTAAATGACCACCTGGCTTTAATACTCTTAATGCTTCTTTCCATAATTCAACATTAAAAGCAATGCCTGTGCTATCCCATTTTTTACCCATGAAGCCAAGTTCATAAGGCGGGTCTGTGACTATACTATCTACTGAACAATCATCTAAATCTTTTAATTTTTCTAAACTATCGCCACATAATAATAAATAATTCATAAATTCATTTTCCTTAATGTTAATTGGTGCTGGCTGTAGGACTTGAACCCACCACCCTCAGATTACAAAACTGATGCTCTACCAGATGAGCTAAGCCAGCATTGGTGGAAGTAGTCAGGATCGAACTGACAACCTTTTGCATGCCATGCAAATGCTCCCCCAGTTGAGCTATACCCCCATTAAAAAACATTATATAAAAATGTATTACATTTGGCAAATAAAAAATCCCCAGTATATTTCTACACTGGGGACTAAGACTTAGAAAGGATCAGTCTACTCAAAACTTTATTCTTATTATTATAAATTAATTATAGATATATTTTATTTTTCTGTCAATTCTAACATTCTCAATCTTTGCTCTAAATCTTCCTGTCTATCTAACATAGTTTGAATTATTTTATGTTGAGCATCTAATAACTGATAAACCAATACTATATCTTTAGCAAAGAATTTTAAAAATAATGCTCTCATTTTTCCCCCAATTTCTTTTCAAGTTCAGTAAGTCTATCATTTAGGATTCTGTTAATTTCTTGTTGTTCTTCAAGCTTTCTATAAAGATTATAAATATCTTGATAAAAATGCTTCATAAACCAATGCTTAATTGTATTCATTTATTTCTCCTTAATTTAAAAACAAAAATGGGTCAAATGGATCAAAAATATATTCTATCATTTTTTAATCTCTATCTTATAATTGGTTGACTTAAGATTAAATTCTAAAATGAGTAAAATACCCATAACACATAAAATAGTTTGTAGTGAGTTTTCTAAATTGATATTATCAACAAAGAATAAAATACCCCAAGCACTAATAAACTTTAAGATAAAATAAATAACAAAAGAAATAACATTAATCATACTTTCATCCCCCTTGCTTGCTTTTGTTTAATTGGTAAATCTCTGCCTAATCTTTGCTGAAATAAATAAGTTTCATATTCTTTTTCTTTATGAGCAATAGCTGGAAGCATAGAGTCAAACATTTGCTTAATGATAATTGGCATCATCGTTTTGAAAAAATCTTTATTGATAAAGTTTTGGATGTTTCTTTCTGTGAAAACATTATAGTTAGTAATTGAAGTATCATCATAAAAATGAAGGTCAATAACTATCTTTGCTTCTGTTTCATCGTTAATAAAGAAAACACCACTTTTTTGACCTGCTGAGTTTCGGTATCTGTAAGAGTGAACATAATCATCAAGATATTGAGTTAGCTCTTGCCAGACTTCATCTGTGTTAAAATCATACATATATTTCTCCTTAATAGTAGGGGAATTATAGGGACATTTTAGATTTTTGTCAACAGATTAAAAAGGTATATCAAAAGGGTCAAAATTAGCAGTAATTTCAAAGGGGTTGACCTTAGCAGGCTTAATGATAATAAGCTTTAATTCTGGTCTACTGTATTGCCATTGCTTGGCACATTCTTGGGTTCTAAATTCACGAATACAGCCAAAGTCATCATGGAGTTGGTATCTCCATTTTAATTTATCAAGCTTTTGTTTCATGTAATTAGTCATATATTAAATAATAGGGACAAATTATTGATTGTCAATATTTTTAATAATTTCTTCTTGTTTTCTTATAAGGATTTCTTTTTGTTTGAGGTCTTGTAGTTTATCTATATTATTTTTAACTACTTTATCAATGTTGACTTTTTTATTAAGGTATTTTTCTTGCCATCTCAAATAATGCTCTGTATCTCTTTTTATACTGAATCCTAAACTGCTTTTTTCTGTGGCATGTTCTTTTATGTTGGCAACTGGTAAAGCATTTAACAGTTTACATTCTTCTATCATTTCTTCTTTAGTCAGTTCGTATAAATTATATTTAATATTGGTATAATCTTCAAAATTTACTTCTAAAATTAAATAATAATCTAAGTCTTGCCAGGGTCGTATTTGTTTACAATTTATCGTATTGGTTTCATTATCTACAAAACTACATTTAAACTCTATATCGTGACCTAAATGGGTTTTAAAATCTCCACAATCCCAAGAGCTTGGGGTAATCTCAAAATTAAAGTGATAACAAAAATAAGCCTGTATTCTAACACCCCATATTTGAGTTGGTAAATGCCTACATCTTAAAAAGAACGGTTTGGGCATTAAATCAAAAGCATATTGTTTATCAGTTTTGAAAGACGACTTAAGAGTATCAAATATTTGATAAATTTGTATTAAATCATCGTCCTTAAAATGTACCATCTAACTCAAAAAAAATATGTAAGGTACATTTTATATATACAAAAGTTAATTTTGTCAAATAGTAGAAAAAAGAAAACCCCCAGTTTTTTAAGCTGAGGGTATCTTTACACTATTAAGGAGGTCATGAAAAATCATAACTGTTGGTATTGTAGGGCAATTTAAAATAAAAGTCAATTAAATAATTTAAGTATATAAGAAATAACAGCAAAAACACCAACAACAGCAGAACCTATAACTGTGATAACTTTCCAACCACCTCTTTGTTTATTTAAGTATTCTTCTATTTTCTTAAAATTCTGTGAACTCTCTTTTTGCATCTCATCAAGTCTTGTCATTATAGATTTTTCAAGTTCTATAATCTTTTTTTCTAACTTAATATCGCTTTCTTTTAAGTGGTCAACAGTTGTTTCCAGCCTTATGATTTTATCTCGTAATTCTTGCATGGTTTATCCTAAAAATATCAATTCCCATTATTATAAACAATAATTTTATTTTGTAAAAATTAAAGGGGGACATTAAAGGGTAGAAGTATAATCAAAACCTCTTCCAAAGCTTCTATTTACTTTATATATAGACAAATTGACAGAACTTTGAACTGAACCAAAATCTGCTATCTGCTGACTGCCAAGATAAGTAAATGATAAAGTTGTGCTTGTTAAGGTTCTAACCACTGCTCCAGCTTTGTAAATATCCATTTCATAATAATCCCCATCTGGGTCTAATGGGTCAAGTGTATTATTAAGAACGGCTTGCCCTCTCATTCTTTTATTAAACTCTATAACCAAATCTCCGTCATCATTTCTATTGGGAATAACATTAACAACAGAATAAGGTTTTAATCCAATAGCATCATTTTTAAATTTAATGCTTGCCACTTCTTCTGTGCTTTGCCCAACACTAACACCTTTATAGTATTTATAGACTCCATACATATAGTCGCTCTTATTAATTCTTGCTATAGAACTATTATCAAAATTAAAAAATATAAATTGTTTATTAATTGCCAATTCTGGTATATATCTTTCTGTTCCAAATCTACCTCTTAATAATCCAGATAATATATAAGTATTAGGGGCTACAAGTTCAGCATTCATAAACTGTAACAATTCATTACCAATTAAGCATAAATTGTCTCCGTTCAATAAATCTTCTCTTGTAATAGAATACAATTGACCAGATGAGCTAACTTCAATTCTTGATAAATAATCTATTGTATTTAATTGGTGGTTAGAATTATCAAAATTAATCACTTTACCTGTTTTTGTTTTCTGTGTAAAAGTTGCTTGAGAAAAATAATCGCCATCTCTTTGACTGCTCTTAAATATATCAGCACCTCGCCAAGTTCCATCAGTAGAACCATCAATAACAGCATAATTTCCACCGTCATTATCTTTAATATCAAAAATAGGAATATCTAAAATAAAAGCAAATGATTGAGCAGGGTCAAAAACACTATCTAAAGTGCTTGAACCAGTATCAGCACCGTCATCACTTTGAGTATAAACTGTAGCCTGTTCACCTTCGCCTTCAAATCTAATAATACCTTGGCTTTCATCTTTACCAGTAATTCTAATAAAATATTGTTGACCGTCTCTTTGAACAACTACTACATCAGTTGGTTCTATATCAATATAATCATAATTAGTTTCAAATTGGTATTTATCTCTTGTAATATAGGCTTGATACATTAATCTCTCAGCAATCTTTTTAGCCTCTTGTGCTGTAAACACTATTGGGGCTTCAACTGTTTCTATATTATTAGTAGTATTAATTACTCTTTGAGCTTGTTGGTTATTTTGTTCGTAATCTTTACCAGCATCATAATAAACCACATTCAAAGTTTTAGGCAATTCTACTTCTTGTATTCTTTGAGTTTTAAATAAGGTTGTATTATCTTTGTTGTTAGTGTAAAAATCAGCACCAAGTTCTTCTTCTGTAATAGTAGCAACTGGCTCTCTTCCTCTTACTGTAAATTTTAAAATACCATTACTCTCAACAGCATCAAAATTATAAAATACTGCCAATGTTTCAAATAATTGTCTAACTGTTATTTGTCTATCTCGTTTAAAACCTCTTACAGCAATAGCATCAAGTTCAGTAGTATCTAACAGTCCATCGCTAATTCCAGCTTCTAAACAAGCATCTTTAATTAAGTCGCCAAGCATATAATCTTCTTGATTAAATCTATTTTCAGCAAAAAGTAAAACTTCTAATGAACCAAAAACAGGAGAACCAAATTCTGTTTTAATAGTTGGCACAACATAACCATCCCAAGCACTGCTATAAACTGCTTGATATTGATCTATCTGCCAATAATCAGCAAACTCTATATTATCTATCTGTATAAATCTCTCTTCTAAATTATTAAGATTAATAGCACAGATAAATTTAAACTCGTTGCTTGGATCTCTAATAGTAAAATATAATCTATTTTTATCTAATGAATAAGCTAAATTAAAATCATTATTTAAAGTAACACCAGGATTTTCTGGATCTGAAAATGTAAAACTTTTAACAGCTGCCAATGTGTCATTAGTTAAATTAATTTTTTTAACATAAAGTAAATCTCTATTAAAACTATTAAAATAAACAACATAAGCAACACTTAAATTAGGATTTACAAACAAATAACTTTGGTCATAAATATCATCGCTTGTTATTTGTAAAAATCTATCTGTATATATAGCACCATCTTTTTGAACTTTATTAAGCCAAATAGAAGTGCCCCCAATAGTTGGCTCATGTGTTAAATAATATATTTTAGCATTATTATTATTGATAGCAGAACCTAAAGCTTGATCGGGGTTAGAAGTTGGGTATAAAGTGCCAATAAACTCATTTTCAGTTACATCATAAGCAATCATGCCAGCTTGAGTAAAACTATACATTTTATCAATGCTATAATTATCGCCGTATATTTGTTCAAAAGTAAAAGAACATACTTGAGCAAAAGCAGGCTTAGGAACTCCACCAGAATAAGCCTCAACTTTTTTAATAATTAAAGTATCTTTATCAACAATATTAAAAGTCAAATCTTGGTTAACAGTTCCACCATAACTATAAACTAAGTCTCCATCTGTGTTAGTGCCAACAAAACCACCAAGCCAATCAGTATAATAAGCACTATTAATAATAGTCATTGTTTTAGGATTAACTTTTGATATAACAGCCTCGCCAAAACCAGCATTAACAGTATATAAATATTTAGTAACTGGATGCTCTATAATAGATTGAATTTGTGAAACTTCTTGGCTTTGGTCATTAAACCATTCATAATGATCTGAACCTATTTCTCTTGGATAAAGTTTATCATTATTAATATTGCCATTTTTTCTAACAATCTCAAACTCTAATTGAGGTAATTGGTTGCTAAAATCTCCAAGTGGTAAATTTTCAAAAACAACATAAGCAATACCTCTAAAGCCAGGTGTATAATCTCCATGTTTTTCTTGTATTAATGAATCAGGTTCTTGTGTTTCTGTTCCAAGATATATTCTCATATATGGAGCAATATTTGTAGTTAGTCCTGTGTTATTGTTAGCCACATTATAAACAAGTTTTTTATTAGCCCATATTCTTCTTATTCCAGATATTTCACTATCATGAATTGCTAAAGCAAAACTGGATGTATATGAATAAGTTGTTGACTCAACTTTCGGCCCACCACCTTTTCCACCACTTGCTCTTTGAGTTTCTACTTTTTTAATTTCTTTAAAACCACCAAACCAAATAATATTTCCTGCTGTTCTAAATGTTCCCCAACCTTTAGTTATAGGTATTCCGTTCGTATTCGTTTGAATATTAAAAGTGTTTAATCTTGGGCCTTCTTGTTTTTGAGTTGGAGCAAATAAATAATTACCAGCCATAGAACCTAAAGACCAACCAATACTTGAGCCTATTGGTCCGCCAACCAATCCACCTACTACACCACCAACAACACCTAAAGCTAATCCTGCCATTTTTTAATCCTCTATGTTTTCAAATTCAAATACACTAACTATTTTATTTTTCCATTTTTCATCTAAGTCATGTATAATAACTTTTTCAGCAGTGCTATAAGCATGAATAATTTTATTATTTGGCATATATAAAGCAAGATGCTGAGGATTTTGTAAAAACCTAAAAAGTATTATATCTCCTATTTTAATATCTGTAAAAGTCTTTTCTTTTGCTGTTCCTTGTAATAATGTTTTTCTTAAGCTAACACCGTCAGGCTTTGCTGAATAATTTTTCATATCAACAACATTACCTTTATACAATTTACATTCTTTAGCCAATTCAACAATAAAGCCAGCACAATCTAAACCAACACCTTTTTTTCTTCCTTGATGATGAAAAGGAGTGTCTAAATATTCTAAAGCCTTTTTACATACTTCTTCTCTTATCATTTGTTTATAATCTCCCCACTTACAGGAATATAAGGCTCTCCCCTAAAGTTGACAGAGTTATTAAATATTTCTGTGCAAGTTTTTATTGTCTTATTACAGCCTCTAACAATCTTAAAAGTATCTCCAACAGCAATTAAATAATTTGCTGGAATCTGTAAATCAATGATATTTCCCCATGTGCTTTTAACTTCATAAACAAGGTTAGTATTTAAACCACTTGTAAAAAGAATTGAGCCACCATTATAATAGCCATTAGGTGCTGTTAAATCAGCATAAATTCTAAGATTATTTTCTAATCCATTAACAGTTGATAATTCGCTAAAATCATCAGTATTAACACCACATCTATTATCGCCAAATCTTGCTCTACAAGTGGTTTGATAAAGTTGACCTGTCTTATTGGTTAGCTCTTGTTGTAATCCTCTTATTTCAGCAACAAACTTTCCATCTTGTATTTTTACTTCGCCTAATTTACCAACTCTTTTAATATTGACTTTATTCCAATTATAAGGAGTATCAGCCCAATTAAGTTCAGCAATAATAACATCGGCATAATCATATTTACCATACTTTAAATCTGCTTCTGTTATTCTATCATCTTCTAAAAAACCTTCTATATCTAAGTTATCCACATTGAATTGAGAAGTTGAGCTAACAGCAGAAGGAGTCATGCCGGAAAATGCTTTATAAGTTATTCCGTCATCCATTAAAATATCTTTATCAAAAGAAGTAAAGCCCATTACTTCCCCATTTCTTAAAGTTAATTTAACAATTTGGGCTAAAGTTTGTTCTGGTTGTTTATAATGTTCTAATAGTGCTATTGGAATTTGTTTCATTATTCCCTCACTTCAACTAAAGGTATTTGATTCCAAGAATAAACATTATAATTATCAATACTGACTGGCATTGAATCAGTATTAAATCTTACAAAAAAATCAAATTCGCACTCGCAGGTAAAAATTGTTCCTTCTGGATAGCTTGCTGGAAATTGTAAAGTAACTTCGCCAGTATCTATATTGACTTCAAAACCAGATAATACTTGTACACCATCAGCATAAAGTTTAAATGTTCCATCTACTATTTTTGTTATTCTTCTTCTATAGGTGGCATACTTTTTCCAAACAAGTAAAGTATCTGTTACTGGTCTTGTAAGTTCGCTGGTTTCTTCAATTAATTTATATTCAGCCCAATTTTTAAATCTAAAAGTTCCAGCTCTTCCACCAACTTGATAAAAGAAATTAATTAATTCATCTAATTGGTCTTGAGTTTTTAAACCATGAGCACATTCAAACTCATATATTGGGGTTTCCCAAAGTCTTATTCTTCGTTCGGCTCCAGAAGCGACTGTAACGATTTGGGTGGAAAAATTTGGTCCGCCTGTTGCACCATAACTTATTTGATCAGAAAATCTTAACATATCTTGCTACCTATTTTATTTATTTTCATTATATAAATAAAACTATAATATAGCAATACAAATTAATTATTCCTACTTCCTCTTGTCAATGCTCTTTGTAGTTGTTGAGCCACTTGAGTCTCACTATTTCTAAAGCTTTGGTAGTCTTTTGTTTGAATAGTAACATTAACAGTATTATTGCCACCAACCATTTTAGAACTATCTTTATTGCTCATTACATAACCACTTTGACCAGGATAAAATAACTCTGGGCCTCTTTCGCCAACAACATAAGCATTACCTGCTCTGGCATATCCACCATCAGCAAAGAAACCACTGATAAAGCCACCTATTTTATCAAATAAGCCTCCACCAGCTTGACCTGTTCCAAAAAGGTTAGAAACAAAACCACCAAGACCACCTTCAGATCTATTATCTGGGAATATAGATCTATAAAGTGCTTTACCTAAGTCTTGAGCAATCATAGAGTTTATAGTGCTAACAATATTGCCAGCCATATCTTTGAAAGCATCTTCAACAGATTTAGTTCCATTCAATACATCGCCAAAGAAGTTTTCAAAACCTTTACCAACAGCATTATTAATATCTAAAGCAACTTGATCAGTAGTTCTTTGTAGTTTTTCTAATTCAAGTGATTTTTGTGCTATTAAAAGTTTATCTTTTTCGTCTTTATTTGCTTTTTGTTCTAATAAAGCTATTTCATCTTTTAATAATTTTATCTGTTGTTCTTTGATAGTTTTAATTTTTAAATTATTGTCAAAAAGAGTAGCACCATTCTCAACCAAGAATTGAATTCTTTCTATCTCAACATCTTTTAATTGAGAACTAACTGATAACTCTTCTAATTTCTTTTTATAATCATTAACAGCAATAGCATTTCTTGTTTTAGCTATATTAGCCTCTAAATCTGCTTTTGTTTTTAAATCTTGCTCTGTTAGTTTAGAAATATCTTTACCTTTCAATAAAAGTTCTATTTCTTTTTCATAGTTAGCAATCTTTAAGTTTTGTAATTTAACAATATTAGCCTCATCTTCAGCAGTTAGACCTATCAACTCTTTTTTGATATTTATTTTCTCTATTTCAGTATCATATCTGCTATTAACTAATTCTTGTAATTGAATTTTATCCTTAATCTCTTTAGCATTAAAATCTAAAACACCTAATTGATAGTCTTTTTCTATCTTATTTCTTTTTACCAATAAATCGTTGGCTTGTTGTTCTAACTTTGCTTTATCTTCTTGTTTTCCAGCAGCAGGAATAGCCTTTTGTAATAAAGCTATTTGTTTATCAACCATATCTAATTGGAACTGATAATCAGTCTCCATTAAATCTCTTTTATTTTGATAATATTCTTCAACATCTTTTAGTTGAGCATTATATTGAGACTCATTATATTTTTGTAAATAATCAATATTATCTTTACCAAGTTTTAATTGATTTTCTAATTCTTTAACTAAAGCACCAGCCATAGCAGAAGCATTAACAGGATCAAATCCAGTTCTGCCAAAAGTTCCATTGGTTTCTTTTCCTACAGCATCAATAACACCTTTTATTTGTCTTTGAAAAGCTTTATTAAATTGTGCTTTTTGTTTATCAAATCTACCAGTTTTTAAGTTTGCTGTTATAGTGTTCCAAGATTCATCTATAATAACATTAGAAAAATCAATTTGTGCTTGATCTGTTTTTAGTTTTTGTTTATATTTTTCAAAGCCTTCACTAAAATCAAAAGCTTTAGATGCTGCTTCTTTAGCACCAGCAAAGTCACCTTTAACAACCCTACCTAAAGCAGTTGCTAAATCCCCAAGTGAACTAATACCACCTTTTATAGCACCAACAATAGCACCAAATATAGCATCTCCTACTAAATTAACAGCAGGAATAATTTTTAATAATCCACCACCTAATAAAGAAATAAAACCACCAACTATTTCTCCTAATTTTACAAATGAAGCAGTAACAACATCGGCAAATTCATAAGCACCATCAATTAATAATTTAAATGTTTGAGCATTATCAATAAAATCTAATAATTGGCTTGTATTTTCTAACTCATCATTAGCTGTAAATAAAGCTTCAATAAAAGAATTAATAGCAGGTAGTATTGGAGCAAAAGCTGTAGCTATATTATTTAAGATAGTATTTCCTGCCATTTTTAAAGACTTATCAAATTCATCAGTAACAAAAGCAGTAGCTCTTATGGTTTCTTTTAATTGATTAGCATTATTTAAGATAGCCTTTACTCTTTCGTCTTGACTGGCATCTAAAATCTTTAATCCTTGCTTACCAAAAACATCTTTTAATAATGTTAATTGTTTTGCTTTATCTGCTGTTTGGGCTGTGCTATTTAATATTTTTTCAAATATATCTCCAACATTTCCAGTTCTTAAATCTTTTAAAGTAACTCCTAATTGATTAAAAGTAGTTCTTAATTTTTCATCACTAAAAGCTTTTGTGATATTAGTGCTTAGATCTGAAAATGATTTTTTGGTATCTTCTGCTGACATTCCAACCAAAGTCATAGCATCAGTAAAACCTAATGCCTTTTCTACAGATACATCAAAATTATCGGCAATATCATTAAGATCAGCAAATTTTTGAAATGATTCACTAACGGTTTGAGCTGCTTTACTAACAAGAGCAAAACCAGCAACTGCTCCAGTAGCAATAATTGCTAATCCTTTTAATCTTCCAGATATTGTATCAAAAGCTTGTTTAGTATTATCATTTGCTTTTATATATATATTTGCTGTATTCGTATTCATTGCCATAATAGATAACCTTTTTTATTAAATCTATTATAAACAATTATTTATTTTTGACAATTTTAAACTGTTTCTCAATCTCTTTAGATAGCACTGGTAAAGAAGATTTTACAATTTCTGTCATATTTAATCTTTTCCTAATTCTGGAACTTGTTATAATAGCAACATTCACTCTTTCGTCTTTTCTTACAACCTTACCTTGTTTGGCTCTTGTAACCGATCTAAATGGTGCTAAAAGTCTTTTTTGTGCTTCTGTATTTTTAGACCAAGCAATTGTATAACTGCCTTGCTTTTCAAAGAATAGGTTTTTAGCCCTTGATAATTGTAAAAATATATCTTTTAAAGTTTTGTATCCAATATGTTTTTTAGATAGTGGAATAGCACCTTTTCTAATAATTCCACCTTTATCGTGAATACCCATCCACGGAACACGGCTATAAAAATGTAAAGATGGTATTCTGCCACTTCTTTTATAATAAACTTTATAACTAAAAGATTTAATTAAAGGTTGTCTTGTTATCTTTAATGATTTTCTGGCATCGTTTTGAATTTTAGTTTTATATTCAGCCCCAACCTTTTGCATGGCTTTTCTTGTAGCCGTTAAAAGCTGTGCTTGGAAGTCTCTTTTATATTTTCCTAAACCTTCTGCTTTTAATATTCCATCATAATCAAATTTTAGATCCATTTTTCTTGCCTTTATATTTCATAGAGTCAATAAGTGCTTGAGCCTTTTTAACTTCTGGTGTGTTGGTCTTATTATCATATATTTTATCAAAATTGTTAATAGTCTCTTTTATAAGACATATATACTCAATATAATCTTTGACATTTTCAATATCATATAAGTCCATCATAAGCTTAAAACCGACCCAATCAACTGACTGGTTGTAATCGGTTATATCATTGAAAATTTTTAAGGCTAAATCTAATTCTAAATCTTCTTCAGGTTCTTCTTGATAAAGAGTTACATTTGAATAAATGCTTTTTTTATCTTTATCTTTTTCTTTTCTATTTAAGAAGATGATTCGTTCAATTCTGTATTGGAGTTCTCTTTTTTTTTGTTAGCCTGTTCTGTAAATTCTAAAAAGTCTTTAGCAATACTTTCATAAAGAGCAACTAAAACCTCTTGATTTTTTCCTAAATACATTTGAACATATTCAATATCATACTCTAAATCTGTTTCTAATTCTGTTGGAGTAAAATCTTCTAATTTTTCAGCAACATGTTTAATCTTTAAACCAGTAGTATTTTTGATACAAGAAAGAATAAGTTCTATTTCAAAATCAGCAGAGTTTCTTTTTAATCTGCTTGCCAATCTTTGAAACTCTAAATAATCCATTTTTTTAAGAGTAAAGGTTACTCCGTTTACTTCTTTTGTAATATATTGTTGAGCTTTTAATCTTTCCTTAATACTTTTCATATTTGTTCCTTATTTTTAATAAAAATTATTATATATAAATAAGATAAAATTAGCAATACAAATTATAAATAAAAAAACCCCCAATCGCTGGGGGCAAAACTCAAGATAGAGAGTTTTGAATTAGATCAATGAAGCCTCATCGTTTACAACAGTGATTTTAATTGATTCGTTGTATGTTGTGCTTAATGGGTTATTGTCTAACAAAGCTGTAAATGATAGTTCTAAATTAATTAGAGACTGACCACCAACTTTAGGAACTGGATCGCCAGAGTATTTAATTCTTGGTAAGAAAAATTCTACAGTGCTTGCTCCGTTAGTAAATGTTACTTTTAAATTATCTTCAGTTCCGTTTACTGCTTTAGAGATTAAAGGTAAAGCCATATCAACACTTAAAGGAAGAGTGAAAGAGCCAGAAACTTCAAAACGACCAGGTGTTAAAGCAGCACTTTGATCTGAACCAATAGCTCTTGAATCTTCTAAGTTGTTTGTTGCTTCTAAAGATAGGTTAGAAAGAACATTATAAGCAACTCCACCAATTTCAACACTTGCTCTAATACCGTCATGGAAGGCATGAGAAAGTTGTGTAGGAGTTGGATCTAATTCTGTGCCAGATTGAATATAACTCTTAGCCAAAAGACCAATAGAACCAGTGGCAATAGCATTAGGAGTAGCATTTAAAGAGAATGTGTTTATCTTACAGCCTTTAAATACGAAACCAACATCAATATCGCTATGCCATTTTTCAATAGTTAAGAATTTAGGGCCATCAGCAACCAATACTTCGTGAGTATATGGGCCTGCTCCAGTTGTAGTAACATCACCCATCGCAGCAGCCATTAAACTAACAGCACCAAAAACACCCAATTCATATTCAATAGAGCCACCAGCAGTAATTTGACCTGCTGCCATAAAGTCTACACCTCTGTTTGGGTTTAAAGCATTAGACACTAAAGCTTCTTGAGTTCCACCGATAGATTCAGCAGTAACACCTGCTAAAACTTTCATTTGAGGGGTTGCTGGAGTCTCGCCCCATGTTGTTTCTTCTACGAAACTTAATTTTAAATTGCTTCCGCTTGCTGACATATTATTTTTCCTTTACAAAATTTATTTCATTATATAAACAAAACTAAAAAAAATCAAAAATTACAATATAGTATCTGGATCGTTACTCATTGTTCTATAAGTAATTTCAAATATTATGGTTGTATAAGTTACTGGAACATCTTGATCATCATCTGTTTCTTGATTGATAGACTGAATATAACAAGATTGAACCAAGCCCTCTAAAGTGCATGTTTCATTAAACTTTTTTTCAATTAAATTCTTATAGCTATCTAATTGGTCTTGATAATCATTTTTAGCATTAATAACGATGCTTAAACTAACATTAAGAGTTTTTTCTATAACAAAAGGAGTTCCTAAAGATATATTGTTATAAGTTTCGTTTCCAGTGGTTACGATAAAGCAAGGCAAAGAACCTTGTTTTAAAGCATAAAGATAATCATAAAATACACTGCCATAGATTTGAGGAATATCATTAAGCATTGTAATTATTTTATTTCTAATTTGATTTCTTGAATCCATTATACTTCTTCTTCTATGGTTAGGGTTGTAGTGCCATTATTATTATTGATAATTTCTTTTACAAAATAACTAACACCATTAAAGCTAACTAAGGTATTATCTTCTATTGAATATTTATCTTTATCAGCAGTCTTAATAATTAATTTATTATTGACACCACTTACAGAAAAACCAGCACTAAAATTAGCCACTGACTCTTCATCTTTTATACAATAAATAGTTGTATTTAAGTTTGGCAAAAATAAAGGTTCAGCAAAAAATTTACTGTCAAAAATAGTATTAATATATTTATTGATAAGGCTCATTATTTTTTACCTTTTTTAGATACCTTTTCTTCAACGACAGGCTCTTCTACTTCTATCTCTACTTCAACAGTTTCCTCTTGGGCTTCTACTGGTTGTTCTTCTGCTTGAACCACAACCTCTTCTTGTTCTAAAGGTAATTCTAATTGTTCTTCTGTTATTTCAAAAGCAAGATTTAATTTAATTAATTTTTTACCAGTGCTTTCACTGACTTCAATAACTTCATTTTTATGACCAACTTCTTGACCCAAATTACAATCTTTAATTAGTTTAATTTTCATATATATTCCTTTTTTTAAAACATTATATAAAAAATACAATACAAAAGCAAATAAAAAAACCCAACCTTTTGGGCTGGGTTCTTTATAAGTTTTTTCAACTATTAAGCATCAATATCTTTAGCTAATACGATACCTTCTGTGTGTGAAACTTGGAAGTCAGCAGTCATGAACAATTCAATCTCAAGCTGTCCGGCACCTAAACGGTATGGGTTCACAACTAATTCAATACCACCCCACTCAATAAAATGAGCCATAGAACCGTTGATAAGAGCCATAGCAGAAAGGTTAGTTCCTGTTCCCTTAGCATAGTCAGATCCAACTTGGTTAGATACAAAAACTGGGTATCCATCGGCTTGACCGTTAGCATAGATTGGAGCACCGTATGTTGGGAATTGTTGAGTTGTCTTCATAGCACCAAGAACCTTGCTGTTAGTAATGAAAGACAAGCCAGCAGTATGAGCATTGTTGCTGTCAATTCTTGTTCCAAATTCTACAACTTTAGCATAATCCATAGCACCACCGTTAGCACCAAACTCAACGATTTCAGCACCAACAGTATTGAAGATACCTTGCCAGCCAGCAGTTCCGTTTAACAATTCGTTATCTAAGAACTCGTCTTTAGCCTTCATCAATTCTGTGCGAGCAATGTTTTCAATCATTAATGTTGATTGCTTGAGAATATCACGAGAAAGAACAACACGACCACCGATTGTCTTAGGAGTGAAAACAACATCGCCAAAGTCAGCATTGCTTTCAGTAGCTCTTTGATTTTCTGTCAAGAATTGGAAAGAGTTCTTGCCAGTTAGTTTAGGATACTTAACAGAACCATAACCAGAAGCATCAGGCAATCTGTTGATTAAAGGAAGAACAACAGAAGTATTATACAACTGCTCAATAACTTGAGTTCTGTAATCTTCGCTTGCTGTTTGACCAGCATTGCCACCAACGGCATAATCACGAGCAAAGATTGACTTAGGAAGGATGAAACCCTTGCCCATTGTCTTATAACCAGCGAAATCTTTAGCCATTTCACGAGCCATGCCAGTGTGATAACCGTCTTTGCTCTCTGCTTGTTCAGCAATGAAGCCAGCCAATGAGAATTTCTTCTGTTCTTTGTGTGTTCCAGCATCTACTGTAGAAGCTGTGCTTGTTTTCTTTTCAATTAAAGCATCTTTAAACTGCTCTAATGATTTTCCAGCCTCAACGAACTCAACAGCTAATTCCATCTCGCCCACTGAACGGCCTAATGCTAATATTTCTTTCATGGTTAATTTTCCTTTATTAAAATTTATGTTTACATTTTCTAAAATATTGTTAGATTTGTCAAATAATTCTTGACTTTCAATCTTAACAGTGTAATCTGCTTTCTTTTCTTCTTCAGGCTTATAGCCGTTATCTTGAGAAGTTTCATCTGTGTATTCAATACCAACTACATCAGCCATTTCTTCAACTGGGTCAGTTTCCATTTCTGGAACTTCTGGCATCTCAGGCATTTCTGGTTCAAGTTCTATTTCAACAGTAACCTCAATGCTCTTATTTTCTTCTTGGCTTCTTAATATGCCAGCATTGTCATCAGCAGGAACTGAAACAAGGCTTAGTTCATAAGGAATAGTTTTTACCTTAACAACTGGTATACCATCTTCTTCGCCAATTTTTACCATCTCTGTAATTTCATAACCAAAAGAAACTTTATTAAGAATCTTTTCATCAATCATTGTTTGATATTTTTCGGCTGTGCTTGATAATCTAATAAGGGCATAACCTTTTTGTTCTTCAACCCAAGCTTGTTCTACTACTCCAATTAAAGCATCAAAATCATGATTGAATAAAACGGCTGCTTTATTTTGTAATTTTGATAAATCCATATCGCCTTCGTCATGTCCAATAACTTCTAATACATCAGTTCCAAACCAGCGAGGATAAGGTGTTGTTGTGCTAAATATAATTTTAATTAAATTGCTTTCCTCAGTGCCTTGAGTTTCAATACTTAAAATTCTACTTTGCTTTTTATTATATTTAAGAGTTTTCTTCATATTTATCCTTTTATCAAAACATTATATAAATATTATTGAATATTATCAAGATTAGCATTATCTGGTTGAGGTGCTGGTGGAACTTCTTCTTTTAATGAGTCAATAACTTGTTGAGTATCTAAAGTGCTTGCATGTTCTTCAATACCATAACTTGCTCTTAATTCTTTTTCGTATTTCATATCAGCAAGAATATCTTCATATTCAACACCTTGCTCAGCCAATATCTGTGTTCTACTTGCTAAACCGTTTTCAATTAAAATAACATTAGCATTAGCATCTTTGAGAGGGTCAACCCAATCCCATCTTCTTCCGTGGAATCTATATGATGATAAGAATTTATCTAATTTAGTAACTGGTATAGTAGAGCCATTAATTAATTTAATAGCATTATTGAGCATAGCAGTCTCAAGCCAATCTTCATAAATAGGCTCTAATATGTTTTCAATAAACCAATCTTGTTCTCTCTTGTATCCATCTCTTTCACTGATTAAGCCAGTTCTTGAGCTTGTATAATTTACTGACTCTAAACTATTTGATAAAACAAAATAAGATACATTTAAACCAGATGCTATTTGCTTCAACATAAATTGAACATAATTAACAAAGTTGGCTTCTGGATATTTAGCATCAAAAGTTTTCATTTCAGTATTTTTAGGCAAAACACGAATATCGCCTGGAGATACTTCCATGATAAAGTTTTCTAATTCATCATCTTCTTCCACAATATCAGCTAAAGCATCAATAGTAGTGTTTCCAGATTCATCAGTTCTTTGTAAATAAATAGAGGATGAAGCACCAATTTTAGAAGCAATTAAAGCAGCTCTCATAAACTCTTGTAAATCTGCCATTAAAGCAAAAACAGCATGTCCTTCTGGATAACCCCTTGTTTGTTCTGTAGAGGTTGCTTTAAATTTATGAATAATATCTTTAGCTACAACTCTTTCTCTTAGTGCTGTGTTATAACTTCCATTAACAACACTTTGTTGTTCTTTTAATCTTAGATGGTACGCTATCGGTTTGCCAAACTGATTTAATTCAATTCCCATTTTAATAACTGAGCCATTATCTAAGTTGGCATTATAAGAAATATCTAATCTTTGTGGATCTAAAATTTGAAGTGAAAAACCATAAGGATTATCTTTTGTAGCCTTACCTCTAATAATTCTAATTAATACTTCGCCATCTCTTGCTCTTGTTCTTTCTAATATTCTTTGTATTTCTCTAAATGAGTGTTTGCCAGTAATATCACAGAACTTGGCTTTGCTCCATCTATTGTAAGAATCTTCAATAACTTTATTACCAATAATATCTAAAGTCATTTGACCGTTATTAAAATCTTTTGCTTGAGAGTTCAAAACAAAACCAGTAGCCCCAACGATATTAATTTCTCTTTCAGTCAAAAACTTTTTCATAATAGGGTTATTCTGTTCAAGGTTTCTTGCTAATTGAACAAGCCTCTCTTGATCGTTATAAATATCAGCATCTATTCTGCTGTTACCAACAACCCAATTACCCTGTAAAAAATTAGATTTTACTGCTTCAAAACTTTTTCTGTATTTCTTAATAGAGCTTTTTAAATTCTTGTATTCTTTTTCAGTTAAAATAACCTTTGACTCTTTTGGTGTATTAATAAGTTTACCAAACCAGTTTAAAACTCCGTCTTGTTGTTTTTCCATTTTACATTATCCCCTTATATCTAACTTTTAACTTATTCCTATTTGTTTTGCCTTTTGTAGCCTTTTCCATATCAGCCAATTCTTGATTAACTTTAGCAATTAAATCTTTTTCTAAAGTCATAAGTTCAGTGATAGTCATAAGGGTTACAGAACGACCATTAATACTAAAGCTATTCATAGTATCATCTAATCTGCCAGCTATTCTTTGTCTTACTACATCTAATAATTTTTGATTATCAGTTCTAAAATCATAATTATCAGTAGTTAGAATATTGGGCTTAATTTCAACAGAACCACCAGTAGCTTGTTTGACAAAGTTTTGAGCAGAGTTATAAAAAGCATAATAAACGGTATATTTACCAATTCCTAAAGCTTCTGTTTCTGTAGCAGTTCCAACAATTGACCATGTTCCATCTGCTTTATTATCTGCTATGATTTCTATTTTTGGTAGAGTGGCACTTAAAAAAGTAACTTTCAAATTTATATTATCAGTGCTTTTTAGTTCGTCATTTGATATTGTAAAATCAATATTATCTCCAGCAAAAAAATCAGCTATATTTGACTTTATTAACATATTTTTTAACCTTTTAACATTTAACAAAAAACATTATATAAAAAAAAGTAAAAAAAATCTAATTATTTAATACTCCAGTTTTTTCCTTTATTAATCCAGCCACCTTGTTTTTGGGGTGTTGGTTTTGTAGGTTGGTTTTGTTGAGCCGTATTTAGTTTCTTTCCTATGTTAATTTCCCAAAGTCTTTTATAGGTATCTCCATATAATCTTGTTAATTGAAAATGATGAGCAAGAGCATAAGCATAAACCATACAATCCAAAGCTTCGTTTCTTGTAGATGATTTAGGTTTTACAAACTCTTCAACAATAGCACCTTTTACCTGTTTCTTAATTAATTTTTCACTTACTAACATTTCAAAGAATCTATCTGGTAATTCTTTTGAGAAATGGATAACCCTTGCTCCTTCTGTTTTATCATTGGCAAGTTGATTATTTAAATTGATATAAATATATTTTTTTAAAAGATGAGTATTGACTAACCAAAGATATAAAGGATTATTTACTTTAGAATTTTGTAAATCTTTATCAACCTTACTACCTTCTCTCATATAAGTTCCAATATCAGTGCTTGCTCCTTTAATGGCAAAATATTTATCTTGATTTCTTCTAACAAAAGAATAAACGGCTGAAGTATTTAAACCACCAGTATCAATAGCAGCAGCTTTAATGTAGAGTTCACTTCCTAAACTATTTTTATAAGGTCGTCTTATAATATTTTCTAAAGCATCCCATGTTGTTTGATCTTCTGGACTTCCGTTTACTTCGTCATAATTAACAACCCAAGTCTCGCCATCTTCTCCAATAGCAATTACTATAACAGCCAATCGGTTTGGTTGTGTATCTATACCAGCAAATAAAACAACAGCCTTATTATCTAATTCATAAAGTTTATAATCTTCTGCTCTATTTTTTATTTTAGTAGCTGATGGTTGTTCTGCTTTTTCGTAATAAGTTTCGCCAAGTTTAGTATTCTTAAAAGCCTTTAATTTAAATGGGTCATCTCTACATGCTAAAAACTCATTAGCCATTTTTTCCCAACTATACCAACCTAAAGGGGAGTAAAGGGAATTGATATGATAACCTCTTATTTCTTTTGGAGCATTAGGGTTATTGGGTATCCATTCGCCATTGATAAGCATCCATGTTTTTTTATCTTCTGTGATAGCACCACTACAAACTTCACATTCATAATAAATAGAAACAGGGTCAACCTTTTCATTATCTTTGCCTCTATTGGTAATTTGAAATTTCAAGTTAGGAAACTTCAATACTTGTTTAGCTTTACAATGAGGACAAGGAACATGATAATATCTTTGATCTGATTCCAAGAAACTTTTCTCTATCGCTGAAAACTCTTGAATAGTTGGTGTAGATGTTAAGAATAATTTACTCTTTCTTCCAAAGGTAGACATACGGCTATCAATCAAAGATAACGGATCACCTTCTTGATCAACATCGAATGGATATGAGTCTATTTCGTCTGCAAAAATATAAGGGGCTGAAATCATACGGAAACTGTTACCAGAGTTAGCACCTAAATATCTTGCTGTGCAACCTTTGTATTTTTTAGTTGATATTCCATTATTCTTTTTATTAATAAATATTTCTTTCAATACTGGAGATGAATCAATAATAGGGTCAACTTTTAATTGAGTATATTGTTCAGCTAAAGCAATCGTTGGTTGATAGCAAATAAAATTCTGTGGGTTATTATAAAAGATAAAGCCTTGCCAGACATTGGCAATAAATGTTTTACCAATTTGAGCACCAGCCATAAAGACAACCTTATTAATTCCATTATTGGGAGTTAAAGCATCCATAATTTCTTTTTGATAAGGTGCTCTATCAAGACTAAACTTACCAGCATCACTGGTGTTAGATGGATTATAAATATATTCTTCAGCAAATTGAGAAACAGTCATATCTCTTGCTGGTCTTATAGCAGTTCCAAAATAATTTACAAAACTAATCATTTATTCATGTCCTCTAATTTATCAGCAAGTTCTGTCAATACTCTTTTAGTTTCTTTAATCCACATCTCTCTTATAACCATTGGATCACTTTCAGCAGCAAAGATATTACATAAAGATTCAGGCATAGATAAAAACTGTTCTTTGACAAGGTTAGCAATAAGAAAAGCATCTTGTTCTACTTTTTCTCTTGGTATTAAGTTTTTTAATTTTTCTTGATAATCTAATTCTTCTTTTTTAGATTTCCATTTTTCGCTTTCAGTTTTCCAATACTTATAATCTTCTTGCTGTGGCTCATCCCCATCAGTGTCTATACTGTTGGTAATCCTTTCGCTACTATTTTTAATTTGTTTTACGGCTTCGTCATAATCAATTAACCCATCATCATCAAATTTTAATTTTTTTAACCTAATTAACTTTGAAATATATGGAGGGCTTACATCTAATCGTCTTGCTAACTCTGCCTTATTTATTCTGTCTGCCATTTGTTTTGTATCGTAAAATTGTTTTTAATTATAGAGTGTAAGGCTTATTTAGTCAAAAGTGTAGTGCTAACCTTAACTTAAATAAAAAAGTGCATGGACAGTCAAAAAACGTGCCTTTCGCAAC